TATCATGGCCGCGCTGATGGGCATCTTTTCCTCCTTCAAGGCTTTCATCAACTCAGGGATAAGTGCGTTGAGTTTGATGCGGTCCTGAACGAAGCGGATGCTCTTGCCGAAGCGGAGCGCGATGTCTTGGATTGAGCTGCCTTTCTTTTGGAGTTGGCCAAAAGCAAAGGCTTCCTCCATCGGGTCAACATCCTGACGTTGCAGGTTCTCGGTGATCATCGCATCGAAGGCCTCTTCATCGGACATCTCTTTCACGATAGCCATAATCTCGTCCCAGGGATTGAACGGCAACTCGTTATTGCCCTCCGTTTCCTCAAAGAGGATGCGGTAGGCACGATAGCGGCGCTCTCCGCAGACAATCTCATACTCGTTGTTGTCTGCCACCGGACGCACCGTGATAGGCTGGAGAAGTCCCTGCTGACGGATATTCTCCGAGAGTTCCTTCAACGCCGCTTCATCGAATGTTTTGCGAGGGTTCATCGGTGACGGATGCACCGATGAGAGTTTTAAGGATTTTACTTCCATAGTTGGTTTTATTGGTTTGACTTTTAGTTTATTGTACTGTAAAGTTAGTCACCGCGAACGGATTTTGCAAACAGAATGACCACCATTTTTACACCATTTTTACCATGCGTAAGTGGCACCGTTGAATGTCCATTCCCTTTTCTGATAGCGGAAGAAACCGCGCCGGGCAGTCTCTTCAAACATCGGCATGTCTTTTGTCTCTATCTCTCCGGGAGTATGACCGTTCACGGTAGTGTACTTGGGAAGTCCGAAATGCTTCCTGATGGCCGCGATTGCTTGTTCATCTCTCGTGACCCAATAGATTACTACCTTCACCGCCATGACTCACCGGACATTTGAACGAAGTTGAACATTTCAAAGCAGCGGTCATAGATATGGTCGCCGTAGATTTCGCCGATCTGTCCTGGGGCGAGATTGGAGGTGACATGAGTAAAATCGCCGCGCCTTATGTCATATCGCCGTTGGAAGATATACTGAAAGACATTCTCCATGTTGCCGTAATAGCCGGTAGGGATACATTCGCGGCCGACTTCATCGAAAGCCTGACGGCATGATGTTATGTACTCCTCAATGCCCGGGTACCCTTCTTTGGCGAACATTCCGGCAACGTAACTGGCGTTGGTAACACGGAAACCGTAGGCCCATGGGTCGCGGCACATGGTTCTCGGATCGTCTCTCTCTCGATAGCATACGGGACGGCGCACAATGTGGCAATAATCCCGGATGATTTCAAGCATTGTCGATTTGCCGGTGCCGATGTCGCCCCATAGCCACAGACCTTTGTCGGGGTCATACTTACCGTCAAGCATAAGGCACCACCGCACAAGGTCGTTCAGCAAAGGCTTAATGCTTTCGCGGATTTGGAATTTGGGGCAAATGCCCCTGCATACTGCGAGGAAGTCAAGTTTCTCCTGAAGGGTCACGTCTCTTGAGCCCACAGCTTGGCGTGACTTTTCCTCGGATGGGAATACCCCCGCTCGGAGATACCGGCTTATCTGTTCGGGTTTGCTCATTCTGTTTTCGTTTTTGTTGTTTTTCGTCATCGATTATCCAAGAGTTTGCGCGACTGTCCCAGCGTGTGATGCGACGGTTGTACTTGTCACGCCAATCCACGGCGGTGAAATTGTCGTAGAAACGTTGCGCAGACTCCTCCCAGTTTTCAAGACGCTTGTCGGCATCCTGACTCAGGAAATACAGCCGGACTTCATCGAGGGTCGGAGGCTCAAAAGTAATTTTGGGCTCTGGCGGAGATTTTTTCTTTGCAGCTTTTCTCTCTTCTTCGGCAAAAAGACTTTCGGGTTCGTTGCGTTGAGGTGCGCCGCGTGTTGCGACAGCAACACTATTGTCTTTATTCTTATATCTTCTTTCTTCTATATATAAGGTGGAATCCTGCGTTGTGTTACCTTTGTGTAACCCTTGTGTAACCGTTTGTGTTACCCTTGTGTTACCCTTGTGTTTCTTAGAGGTAACACTATCCGAAACACAAAATAACTTTCGCAATAAGTTATTTGTGATTTCAGCACCATATATCAGATATATTGTCGGCCCTCTCCCTTGCGCCTCTACAAAATCTATTATGCCACGTTGTTTTAGCCTATTTCTGGCCTCTCCAATCGTCTTGCGAGAAACTCCGATGCAAATCTCTATATTTCTCGTCTGCAATTCAAAGGGGTTAAGCCATCTTCTAATATTGCACTCATTTAACAGGAAAAAGTAAATGGCAGTGTCTATATCTGAAAATTTCTTAACGCGATAGGCTTCCCAAAAATTATTTAGCAACTCAATGTATGTCATCGGTAAAGTGGGTACTTGTTTAGAACCTCTTCAATATATGGCGCGGGGGACACTCTGAGGTATCGGCATACGGCAGTAATGAACTCTACAATACCGTGGCAAACGACATACACGCTGCCGCTTCGCTCTACTAATTCTTGCCACGATTTCTGATCGTCGGACTGGGTGCCGGCACGGGAACCTTTGTGCTTGGGAACTTTCATCTCAATGCAGAGGCTCGCCTTGCCGCCCGATGGGAATAAGAGAATAAGGTCGGCCACTCCTTTGACCTGACCCTCATAGACCATAGAGGCTCCGGCACGACCGCCACGCCATCCTCCATTGGGTACAGAGAACAGCAGACGGTCAACCTTAGGGAATGTCATGCGGAACCAACAGACGCAAGTGTGCTGTATCTTGGATTCCGGATAGTCCTTCTCCGCTTCTAAGATTTCTTTTTCTGTCATGGTTTTGGGTGTTCTGTGTGCCGGTCGCACTCGTTCAACTGTTTTACAATCTGTTTGACCCGTTCTAAATTGCCATCCCGATTGTCGAATACGGCGATACTCTCAAGCTGCGGCCCGAACAAGCCGATGCCGTTTTTGAGAATGTGGATTTTCTTGCCCATGATTTTATGGCGGAACGCTCGTTTCATAACTCGTCTCTGAACAGGTTCATGGTGATGTTGACAATATCCTCTTCTATCTGTGTGGTAGTGCCGGTCACACCGTTGGCGATGTCCTTCTTGGTCTGAATGATTTTATACATCTTCTCGTCGATGGTCTTGTCGCCAAGGAAGTAGTAGCAGTTGACCGCATTTTTCTGACCGTTACGGTGGGCGCGGTCCTCGGCTTGCTCACAGTCGCTGTAAGTCCATGGGAACTCGATAAAGCCTACACGGCTGGCGGCTGTAAGGGTTAAGCCTGTACCGCCGGAGCGGTAGTTGAGGATAATGAGCTTGCATTCGGGGTCGTTCTGGAACTTATCAACGGCGGCCTGCTTCTGGGTGGTGTTCTCGCTACCCGTCACACATACTGCATCGGGGAACTCCTGTTTGAGAGCTGCCACCACATCTTTCAGGAAAGCGAACATGATCAACTTTTCACCGCCGTCGATGATGTCGTGAATGAAGTCCGACACGGCTTTGATTTTGCCATGTGCCGCTATCTGTTTGAGGATGCCTATTTGCACCATGACTTGACCGCGCATGGCCCTCATCAGCTTGTCATCGGAAGCGTTCTTGTACTGCCTCAGATAGCCGAGCAGATTCTTCTCCGCATCGGTGTACTCCTTGCGGTTCGTGATGTCGCAGGTGATGTACTGGCGCGTCTTGTCGGGAAGCTGTGTCAATACCTTCTGTTTTTCTCGCCTGAAAAAGCAACACATCCACAGACGATAGTTCAACTCCCGCAGGTTGGAGGATTGCTTGGGGCCGTCGCAGAAACGTCTCATAAATTGCTGATAGCCGCCGAAGTCCTCAAGACGGTCAAGGATTTTGAGCTGCTGTACGAGGTCGGTGTTGTTATTCACAACCGGGGTGCCGGTCAGCTCAAATATCCACTTCTTGCCCTTGCAGATACCCTCGACGTATTTGGCCTGCTGGGTCTTACTGCATTTGCACTTGTGGCTCTCGTCAATGATGACGCACTTAAAGAGATTGACACGCTTGTCAAAATGAATGGAGCGGAGAGAGATACGCTTGGTGGCAGTCACTTTCGTAACAAAGAACTTTTTAAGGCTCTCGTAGTTGGTGATGAACACCGGGCATATAGACTCTCCGTCAGGTCTCCTCAATTCGTAGAAGCGATGCCAGTCGGCTTTGTTGCGATCATCAAGAATGATTGCGTCGATGCCGGCGAATTTCTTAAACTCACGCTGCCAGTTGACTTTCAGAGCCGCCGGACAGATGACAAGTACAGGGAAGGTGTCGCCATACTTGGCCGCTTCTTTGTGCGCCTTGACGACAGTGCAGATAGCCTGGAGCGTTTTGCCAAGTCCGGGCTGATCGCCAAAGATGCATCGCTGATGGTCCAAGGCATAGCGAACACCTTCCAACTGATACTCATAAGGGTTCAGGAGCATATAATGGTCGCCGGTGAACGGCTTCATCGGCGGTATCTCGAAGATGACATCACTCTCTTCCATACGCCTCTGAACAGACAGGCAGTAACGGTTCTTGACGGCCCACCCTGCAAAAGCCTCAACATACCACCGAGCATCAAATCCCGGCGGATAGAACGGACTCTTCTTGCTGACAATCCAAACGCGGTCGCCGTTATCCCATCGGGGACGGCTGGGTATGCGCTTGATGATCTCTATGAGGCGAGGATTGTAGTCAAAGGCGAGTCGGAATGTGCCGGGTGTCTCGGTAACGTATATTGGGTTCATGCTTTATGCAGGTATCTCTTCGGGAATAGCTACATCGACTGTGGCTCCGGCTTCGCCGAACGGGTCTTCCGTATTGCCGGAGGTGTCGTCCTGATTGAAGTCCAGCACGCCGTCGGTGTCATACTTGCGGTCGAGGATATACTGCTCTACCTCGTATAGGAACGCCTGAACGGCCATGTCGAACTCATCGCCGTGGTCCAGGGACTCGTCGCCGAGGTCAACGCCGGGCGAGCATAAGTTCAGCACTTTTCGCGTCATGAGGATACGCTTGCCGCTCATCACGATGAAAGGTGCGGATTCATCACCGCCCTTGCTCACTGCCGACACTGAAATCTGCTTGAGCAATTCGTTGTTGGCTTCTCCGTTGAGGTCAGACCAATCGATAGAGTCTGCCTCCTTCTGCTCAGTCAGTGCCGCGAAGAACGGCACCAGCTCCTGAAGACGACTGCGCAGATCCACATGGGCGCGGTGATTGCCTTTGATGGTAATCTCGTTGCCGTCCGGGTCGATGTAAGTCGTCTCTACACCGCCGCCCTTGGTAAGTTTGGCTTTCTTGATTTTTAAATCCATTGTAGTTGTTTTGAAGTGAAAAAATATCGGACGGCATTTGGCGCCGCCCGACTTATCGGTTCTTATATTCGTTTATGAAATCCTGATAATGCCTGTCCGCCGGCAATGGGAGGTTTATCCCGAACTCCGTGGCGGCATCGACCTGTATCTTGTTGAGGTAGTCGGTCATCTGGAGCGTGTTCAGGTCTGTCGTGCTGCCTATCACATGAACCCATCGGCCTCTGACCACTATATCCCGCCCGAGGTATTTGGCCTTGTAGTAGTCGTGGATGTCATCTTTCGGCGTGCCGGTCGCTTCCTCCATGCACTTGAACCACATCCACATCAGAGCGTTCTGGCTGACCGTCCTCGGCTGTGTCTTCCGGACTATCTTAACCGAGTAGGTTCCGTTCTGGAGAAGTGAGCAGAGGTAGTCAAAGGACTTATCCATGCTCACCTCTCCGTTACACTTGGTAAGTGTCGCTTCAGGCATTGGTTTCGAATGGTAGGCCGCTGACGCCGAGGTCTTGATTGCGCCCGTGGACGCCATTGGGATATTGGCCGGGGAATGGCGCGGCTTGTGCGGCGGCAGGTTGAGGATATGACGGCTGTTGCGGATAGGCAGGTTGCTGAGGGTAACCCGGCTGTTGCGCATAGCCACGCTGTTGATAGGATTGCTGTGGAGGATAATCACTATATCCGGGAGTGGGCGCAGACTGTGGCGCATATCCCTGCTGAGGCTGCTGGCCGAAACCATGCTGAGGCTGTTCCTGACAGGGTGTGATGCCGAGGCCCTTGATAGACGTGAACACTCGTCCGTTGTACTCTCGTCCGTTGACGCAGGCATCGACGTTGACACGTTGACCCGGCTGGAAGTTGTCAAGGAGGCTCATCTTGTCGCCGGTGAACTCCACTAATATATAGTTAGGGTGTAATACACCATCGCGATCAACCCACGAGTCATCCAAGATAAGCTCTCGCTTCCTGAAGGGATCGCCTCCGTTTTTGGAGGGTATCTCTTGCACTTGGGAGATTGAATAAATGATTGTACCTCCCGAAATCTGTAATTTAATCATCGCTATTATCTTTAAGTTTGATTGAGAATGAGCCGCTGACAGCCTTTTGGGTGAAATATTGAGCGGCCAAGTCGGGATGGTCTTTCTCGAAACTCTTTGCATCGAATGTCCGTCGCATTGAGGCCGCTCCGAGGGTTGTCTTGAACAGGCCGCTGTCCCAACTTCTGAGACCTCGCTTCTCCATCGCTTCTCTCATCAATGGCTTCAATCGGTCAAGTTCGGAGTCTATGTGCTGTTTCTGCTTGAGCAGTTTTGTCACATAGGCTATCATGTCTTCCGGCATGATGCTATCGGCATCGCTTGTGGGGCGCTGTCCGAGTTGAGGGTGCAGGAGTTTGCGGTCGGGATGCTCATAGACTATTGAACCGTCAAAGGACTCATACCACACCGCTTTCAGCAGTTCGAGAACGAGATCGTCGGGCTTTCGGTCGATTATCCAAAATGCGTCCTCGTCTTTTCGGAGCCAGTTAGCGCAAAGACCTTCGACTTTGAGTCCGGGGTTTTGTCTCTCGAACAGCACCGCATACACGGAGAGCTGCCATGAGAGATATTCTTTCAGACCGTCCGCGTGATTGGCGAAATAGTTAGGCAATCCGTAGCCGTCAAGCGGATAGTAGTTCAGGTTGTTGGTCTTGGTGTCGGCCAGCCAGATGCCGCCGGTACTCTTGCGGATCCAAACGTTGTCTATCTGAGAGGCGTATTGGAAATTGTCGCTGACCGTGTACTCGTTGGCAAGAGGTATGAAACCCTGACGGTGGCGGATGTAACTTTCAAGTTCACGGCTCACGTCCCAATCTTCATCGCCGAAGGTGTTGGGGTATGTGGTTTCCTTGATGCCGAGGTCATCATACAGCTCAATGGCTTTGTGGACGGATGAGCCATACTGTCCGGCCCTGGGGATTGCGGTGTTCTTTACAAAGTCGCTCGCATCGGGATAGACGCCCAATTCAAGGACTGAGTGAATGAGTCCGGTAATGCCCATCAGCCGCTTATCGCCGAGGGCATACCGGTGGAGCTCCTCATTGAACTCCACCGGGCTTTTAATCAGCTCCACGCTCATTTGGCAGAATTTTGGATTGAGTGGGATTTGGCGCTTACTGCCTGATAGAACTCGGTTCCTTTGGCACAGAGGCCCGGAACTGCCTTGCTCCACTTCTGCCACAGAGCGTTGATATGCTCTGCCGTGGTGCATTGGCCAAGTTCCTCAAGAGCCTCTTTGAGCTGGGCGCCGGTGAATGCGGCGGCAGGTTGCTGAGAGTGCTGGCGGTCCTTGAACTCGGCCTGATTGCCGCAGGCGAGGTTGGCGTCATCGTCGGTATCGGCTACGATGCCGAGAATAGCGCAGTAGGAGTAACGCTTCAGGTAGGTAATGGCGGAGCCATAGGACTGATAGTCGGATGTCTGATTGGGGAGCATCAGTTCGCTCTTGAACCATTGGCCGCTCTTGTGCGAGAGGATGGTCACGAGCTTGCCTTCGCTGATGAGCTGACAGACGGAGAGACCGCTGGATTTGAGTGCCGGGGTCGCGGCTTTCACGCATGCGCAGAGGTCTGCGTACTTGAACGAATAGGAGCCGCCGGTCTTGGTCTTGACCTTGACCTCTTTTTCGAGTTTGGGCTGCTCGACGCTGCCCTGAAAGGCAGAGAGAGCCGCGCTGATTTCGTTGATACTTTCGCTCATGTAGGAGACGAGCCTGGGAGTTGTTTCTTCCATTTTGAATGGGTTTTATTGGTTTGACTTATGTTCATTTCACCTGTAAAGTTAAGGCAGATTGGCGAGAGGTGCAAACAGATTAGACACCATTTTATCAAGATTTTATGCCTTAACATTTACTGACATTTGACACCGAGGCGAGGGGCGTAGAAGCTGAAATTCCTACGCTCCCCATCGGCATCTTCGGGATACCATTCGGCGCGGGCGAACCACTCTTCGTAGCACTTCTTACAGTACCATTGATTTAGGACAGCGATATAGCAACCTTTGTCCGAGGGTAGATAGGGTTGTCCGCACCAGTCGCAGATGCAGATGTCGGAGCCGACGGCATCCATCAGTTCCCCGGCGGTACATTCTATGACGAGAAATTTGCCTGCTTCGATTTGTTTAGCCATTTTGTCTGATGTATTTGAGAATTATATTTGACAATCTTATTGTCTTCCGGCAAAGCTCCTCATCGAACATTCCGATGTGAGTCTGCTCCTTTGGCAATCGGAAAGCGGTTGACAAGACCTCATAGGCCGCAGTCCGTGGCAAATAGCCCTCTTTCCAGAGAGGGTCAAAAGCCTCGTGCGCCTGATGCTTCAGTTGCCGGAGTTCCTTATTGGCAACTCGGCCGAGGGCTTTATCCGAGTTCTTGTGACATCCGACCCATGCACCGCACGGCTTACAGACGTAGCACTTAGTCCCGAAAGACCGTCCGTAGATTTGTGAGTCGTCAACGAGTTTAGTTGGAGCTCCACAATACGGGCAACTCCAGCCGAGAAGCACAAGCGGATCATCTTTCAATGTCATTTTTGAGATTGTCTATCGCGGCGTTCAAGGCTTCCTGAAACTCGTCGAGATGTTCAGGGTGCAGGAAGATACGCTGCCGTTTCCTTGGTCCTTTTGACTTGTCTGTCGGAATTTCCGATATGGCAATATAAGGAGAGCCTTTGCTGTCCTTGTGGGTGTCTATGTGGTAGACGCGAGTTCCACCACTGACACGCTTTGAGAATGTCGGTTTATCCATTTTGTGTGATGATGTTAATGATAATTGCGGATACGACAGGTATCATCCTGCCGTACCCATGTGACCGAAATTGCCCGTTCGGTCATCGGGGTGATTAATTGATTGATGCCTGCATCCTCCCGGACTTGTCATCGTAAACTTTAAATCAATGATTCACCTTCACAGGCAATTTTCATTGAACTCAGAATAAACATTGTCGCTATAACCCTCACGGGCTTATATCAGCAACATTAACAAAAAAAATAATGGAACGACACATCCGTCATAGATGTGTGTTGGTATAATTTATCTTTTGCTTCTCATATTTCTGCAATGCTTCAGCACATGCGCGGCGTTGCAAAACCATTTGCCGTTTTGTACGTTAGTCGGCTTGACCGCATCGATTTTTCCTTCGGCTATGAGATTTTCGAGTTTCTTGCGGCCTCCTACGATTTTGGCCGCCTCATGCTTGCCGAAGGTAAATCCGGACATCATGATGAGAATATTCTCAAGCATTATTTCCGAAGGGTTGACTTCTGAGCTGTATCTTCTTGGCATAAGTCTGTCATTTAATCCGCACGACATACACGCAACGGTCTTCCATGTCAGTGCTTGTTATCCATTTCTTACCATTTTTGACTCTCTCGTTAAGCATTGTGGCACTCGGAGTGTTGCGGACTGTCAGCGGATTGTATTTTTCCATAGGAAACGTCACCACATCTCCGACTCCGAGACCCCTGAATTCTTCTGCCACTCCTCCGGTGGCGGTTCTGATTGTATTCTCCATATGCTGTATTTTTACAAGTTTTGATTGGGAACGGCAGTCGGCTTCGCTCCGACGACCTTCAGGAATCCTGACGCTCTACTGACTGAGCTATGCCGTTCTTAGGTGAATATTCACCATTTTTTGTTATCTTTGCGATGCCAAACAAAAAATAACAATATGAGAAAGTTAAGAACCGGAGCCCCGCAGTCCGAAAAATGGAATGCTGAGGACATCATGGCTTATCTGGGCTGTGACGAAACAAAAGCAAATGAAATCATGAAAGAATGTAGAAGCAGACATGGAATTAAAGGTTATGGTGCTATCGAAAAGCATCTGATACTTGACTTTATTAATGAGAAGCAGCGCGCCGAACGCGAGCGCGAGGCCCGCTATAACGCCGACATCGACACCACCCGTCAGGTAGCCGTGCTCGAAGAGCAGGTCAGGACTCTTCGCGAAATGTGTGTGTCATCATCGGCCGACGCCGGTAAGGCTCGCACACAATCTCTAATTGCCAACTTCATATCCGGGATCTCCATAGCCATTGCCATTCTCGCCCTGGTCCTTAACTGAATTGACTGTTACACCGGTCCATTTGCCACGGGCGGACACGACTCAACCCGCCATCCGTCATTTTCGGCATAAGCACGGATGGTTCTTTCTTACCGTGGCACCGACCCGTCTCAAAGTGCCTTTCGCCTCCCGGCATACTCGGCTGCTTCTTTATCGGCTACCACTCATCGCTGACTTCTCCGGAGGACTTTTGTCAGGGTTGTCCTTTATCCGGGCGGTTTCAGCGAGGTCTCATACTTGTCAAGGTACTCTTCTTTGGTGGCGGAAGATGGGGGACTCGAACCCTCAAACCGAAATTCGGTTTACGCCTTAGCAGGGCGCTGCATTAACATTCTGCCAATCTTCCAATTGCAACCCCTTTGGGGGCCGGGGCTCTCTTGCCCCTCGGCATTGCTCACTCCTGAGCGCCGTTATCTTGTTGGTTTGACTTAAAATGTCACTTATCAGGATAGATTGTATTTATAAGCACCGCTATAGCCTTGATCTGTGCCTTCACCCTGTCACTTTCCTTATTGTCTTCCTTATGCCAGTCCTTGTATAATTCAAGGTTGCGCTTCGTCTCCTGAAGTTCTTTGCGAAGAGAGTCAAAGGCCGCATCAGATCTTTTCAGAACAGTAAAGATGATCTGCCGCAGAGACTCGGCGTCGGTCGTTGAATCGTAAATGGCGGTATCATCGATATCTTCGGTGTCAACGTCGATGTATGATATATGGAAGTCCAGCCCGTGATTGTCGATGTATTCGCCAACTTCATTTGCGGCATTTTCCGTAATTACTATCGTCATCCATTTCGGATGGAATGTGACTGTCACATCGTCAAGATTTGCGGCGAATGTCGCGAGACTGCGGTATGACTGTTTGTTCTTCGCTTTGTAGCTGTATGATTTTGTGTATCCCATTTTTCGATACTTTTTAATTGGTTGGTTTGACTTAAATGGCGGTTAAGAGGCTTCGAAGAAGCGTTCCACATATCCTCCGAGGATTACGGCTACTGTGGCCTGTCCGAGAGATAGGTCCCGGTGATCATCGAGCGCACCTTTTGCATGCTGCTGAAAATGGTGGAAGCGGATAAGTTGTTCCAGCCTTTTGAGGCTCTGATAATCCTTTCCCTTGACCGAATCCTTGATGTGTTTGAGGTAGCGGGCAACAAAGGAGTTTGCGCTGAACTGGAGATTGGCTTCCTTGTACTCTACTTCAGACGGCTTCAACTTTTCGAGGATGTGCATGGCGTTGTCCGCCACTTTTTCACGGTCTGCGATGTCCTGACTGATTGCGTCAAGGATTTCGTTGATTTTTTTTAGATGAGTTTCCATACTGATTTTTTTGTCAATAGTTGCTGTTTTGTCAATCAATTTTGCTATATTTGCACTTGTGATTGATTGATGATGCAAAGTTAATCCAAATGGATTTATAATGCAAATATAAAATATCCAAATGGCCTAATTTTAACAAAGTTTAACAAGCAAGCATTATGGACACACTTCAACGGCTCAAAGAAGTATTGGCATATTCGGGTCTTTCGGTCCGAGCATTTGCCATCAAATGTGGGGTTAGCCAACCGACCTTAGACAAACAGTTTAAGGGATTGCGAGGAATCAGTATCGACACTATGATGAGCGTCCTCTATGCGTTTCCTGAAGTTTCGGCCGAATGGCTTATGCGTGGTAACGGTGATATGATTATCAAGACACAACCGAACTCGGCAGAGCTGGAACGCATGAACAAACTCATCGACACGATCACCACTCTTCAGGACACAATCAATGCAAAGAACGAATCTATAGCTACCCTCAAGGACCGCATCAAACAACTTGAATCACAACTAAACAAATGAAATATGCCTTTCTTTACTTTCGACATAGAAGCTGCTATAACGAATGGAGAATGGCAGACAGCTGAAATTGACGGAAAGCCTGCACTACAACGAAGGATTGAATTACAACCAATACAAATGGGTATGTTCAATCTTTTAGACGTAACTAAATTCCCAGACGGAACTATTTGGCTGGACTTTCTAAGCTCCGCCTATGCACCAAACAAACAACTTATGGACTTCATGTCATACTGTGCATTTAAATGGGGGGCAGACTCTCTTGGAAGAGGTGTGCCATCACAAGCCGACATGGAACCCCTTCGTCGCGGTACATTTGGGCGAACATGGCAGAATGTAAAAATCGTGCAAATCAAACGACCTGAGATGATTTCTCTTTCGGTCGCTATTAGAATAATTATAGATAATCAAGAAATGAGCAACTTCGCAAAAAATTTAGCAAAGGGATTTGTGCGCTCTGCCGTCAATCAAGTTGGGCGAGATGGGGGGCGTGTAATCTCCAACAAGCTTTACAACAACCAAAACTACACGCCCCTCCAAAATGTCAACGGTACTCCCCAAATGGAACAACCCATAGATTCTTTTAGAGACGGCGCTATGTCAAACGCAGTTGTCAAGAATAAACTGGGAACAGGCACAATTATACTCATTATAATTGGTCTTTTTGCCGTACCTATCGGCCCAATTGCCGTGCTGATTTATGGAATTGCACGCTATCTGAAAAACACCACAAAAATTGAGTGGACCGAGAGACAGCCTCAATATGTTCAAGACCGTCGTTACAAAGAAGGACGGCGTTATATCGGAGATGTTAATATAACAAAGATGAATGTTATTCCTGCTGACGATTTCTCTAAATCAGAGTATCGCCGACAGGGCATAATCATAATGGTTGTCAGTGGAGCTTGGCTCTTACTTGGTATCATTTCATTCATAATCTCTTGA